CTTTAGCATTGTCTTTGCATCTGACTAACCAACAGATGTATTCAGCTCGTGGTATTCTCATGCACCCGGGGGCCACCGAGTTCCACAAAACCCAGATTCAAAATGTGCTCTACGTCGCGTACGAGAAATGGGCAATCAAGCAAGCGATTATCTTCAAGAGGTTCCATGTTTACAAATGCCGCGACATTTCTATGGATGAACTCATCCTCGCTGGAAAATGGGGGCTATTCAAATCAACAGTGAGATACAACGGCCGATCCACATTCATATCTTACGCGGAAATCTACGTCCACAGCGAATTGCTCCGGTTCATGAATAGCCGACTTAAGGGCAACAAAATCGACTTGGCAAAATACCCGAATGAGCTAGCATCGACCATAGTTCCATTAGATCCTCTCATTCCGAGCCGGCTGGATTATTTGCAAGGATTGAAAGTCGATCCGGCAACCAGACGCATGTTTGCGCTCAAATTCGACGAAGAAAACCAGCGAATCCGTTCGAATAAACACGTCGCCGAATTGATGTGTTGCTCGGAAGAAACAGTGCGAATGAAGCTAAAAAGCATAAATCCGGAATCGATGGAATTCTAATAAAATCATATAATTATGACGCAAATCGTGGTTGCCCGATACCATGAATGCGTCCATTGGACAAAGAAATTCGACAACGTAGTTATTTATAATAAAGGTGTACCCCTCGCACCTTCAGAATACAATGAAATCCGTCTTCCGAAAAATGTAGGAAGAGAAGGCCATACCTATTATGTATATATCTGCAAAAACTATGAAGATTTACCTGACCACGTCATTTTTTTGCAGGGATATCCGGCCGATCATTCGCCTCATTTCGAAGAAAACATCCGGAAATACATTGCGAACCCGACAGATTTCGAATTCATTAGCGAAACCATAGAATGCACCACAATTGAAAATGAGTGCAAACGGCACTGGCAATGCGAGAATATTTACGTCAATTACGAGAAGATATTTGGCGTAAAGTGTGATATAACGTCGGAAATTATGTTTGGACATGGAGCCCAGTTTGCAGTGTCGAAACAGGCCATTCTACGAAGACCCCGAGAATTCTATGAAAACATCGTCCGAATGCTAGATGGCGAGGAAAATCCCCTCGAAGGATATGATGTTGAGAGGCTGCATAAATTGATTTTCGATCATACAACTTCCACAAAGATTAATTGACGCAGCAACTTGGCCAAACAGTTCTTAAAAGGAACGAATTGGACGCCATTTTCCTTTTTAACAGGACTAAAATCGTACGCAACTAATTCGGTGCTCCCGTTTTCCGCATTATTTTCCCAGTCAATGTTCAGCGGATCTTCCGAATCGTCATTTAATGCGTCGAATTGGTGTAGCTCGACCGCAACATCGCTATCCACAGAGAAGATCGATTTGGCAAATCGGCAAACTTGTTCCACAGTGCTGCATCTAACGCGGTAAGGCGTGAATGGGCCAGTGCGTTTGGATTCAGGCCGAGATCCATATATAACAAAATACCCGCCGTCTTCATCGTCCCAGAATACGACACGCATTATTGTGTCGGTTTTTACCTTTGCGCTTCCATCGATGGGATAGCGCTCCTTGATCAACACGTACAAAAATTGAGTCTGGAAAATATGCATTTTGAGAAGAGGCAAATTCTACTTGTTGAGTAATAACCTGAGAAGCTGTTTAATTTGTTTGTTATATATTGTTTACGCTTTTAGCGAAACAACATAGAATCTGTCTGCCATTATTAATAAACCATGGATATCATCGATTCGTCTCTTAATTTTATTCCCCTCGTTGAGGAGGAGGAGGATGCTCAGTCTAAACCGGAGGAGGACCAGTCTAAACCGGAGGATGCTCAGTCTAAACCGGAGGAGGACCAGTCTAAACCGGAGGATGACCAATCTAAACCGGAGGATGACCAATCTAAACCGGAGGATGCTCAATCTAAACCGGAAGCCCATTGTCCGATGTATTGCGCCAAGTGTTATCAAACCTTCGGCCTCCCAGAAGACCCCGACCAAGAATCAGACTCAGAATCCGAATCATCCTCATCCACAGAATCATCTATAGAACCCCTATTCCAAGAAGACCCCGCCGACGTGGAAGAACAAATTTTAGAAGAAATCGACGATATTGTGTTGAGAAACCCCTTGCGTTTAGCCAAGCCACGTATGGAAAAAGAATTGATTGCCGAGGTTTCCGCCGCTTTATTCGAAGAATGGTCCAACAGCGAGCTCTGTTATCCAGAAAGCCTACCCGAGATCAAAGAACTCGTCGCGAAAATGGTTTCAATCTATTTTGATACACAGGTTCCCCGAAGACAAGGCGGCTGCGCCGCGCCTTTGACCCCTCTTCGCAAAGCGACGATCGCGAAAAAACTCAGCATTTTGGACGCCATTGAAACTCCTCCGCAACGCACCCAAGAATGGTATGAAGCGAGATACAACATGATAACTGCGAGTAATTTGTATAAAGCACTAGGTTCGGAGGCTCAACAGAATCAATTGATTGTGGAGAAGTGTCAACCCTTTGACCAATTCAAGGCGGATTGTGCGAAACACGGCAATCTGTCGTCAGATAATCCGATGGCACACGGAACCAAATACGAGGCGATTAGTGCAATGATTTACGAGAAGCTGAACCAGACCCGGCTCGGTGAATACGGCTGCATGGTTCATCCCGAATGGCCGTTCTTGGGCGCGAGTCCCGACGGAATTAATGTGGAACCCGATGCCCCTACATATGGCCGCATGGTCGAAATCAAAAACATTGTTAACCGGGAAATCGACGGCATTCCTCTCGAGCATTACTGGGTGCAGATGCAGACCCAGATGGAAGTGTGCGATCTGGATGAATGCGATTTTGTGGAGACCCGGATAAAAGAATTCGCGAATGTAGAAGCCTACTTGGAATCCGATAATCCATGGAAAGGAGTCGTGTTGACTTTTAATCAGCGAATTCAAATCGGATCGATTCCTACAGAGAAGCTTCCGGGGTTCTATGAGCATTGGATTCAAGGAACAGAACAATCCTTGGCGGAACAATCCTTGGCGGACTGGATCCTGGCAAAGAAGACGGAACATCGAGAGAAATATGTTCTAGTAAAGACGGATTATTGGGGATTAGATCAATATTCGTGTGTATTGGTTTTAAGAAACCGGCCGTGGTTCGAAGCGGCTATTAAACGCGTGGAGGCTTTGTGGCGCATTGTGGAAGTGGAACGCGTACAAGGATGCGAACATAGAGCGCCTAAAAAACGGGTGGCCAAGGCACAAAAGGCTGATACGACTGAATTGGTGGTGGTAAAGCTTTCCAGCGAACCTGCCGTACCGCTCTCCAGCGAACCTTCGGCAAAGCTCTCCATCGAACCTTCGACAAAGCTCTCAGGCGAACCAAATGAATCCAATAACTAGTTCAAAAAAGACATAAACCGAGAGGCGTATTTCTATCTACAATATTATTACTGTAGAGAGACATGTCGACCACACAAGAAGAGATGCGCGTTCTAAAACGCGACGGTTCGATTGAAATCGTCAGTTTTGACAAGATTCTTCGCCGCCTACGAACCCTAGGAAATGAAGTCGCTCTTAAAATCAACTACACGACTCTAGCAATGAAAGTCATCGACCAACTTTTCGACAAAATATCCACAGCAAAAATCGACGAATTATGTGCCGACCAATGTGCGTCCTTAGCATCCACTCATCCAGACTACAATACTCTCGCCGGCCGAATCGTCGTGTCGAACCACCATCGCAACACATCCGCTTCATTTAGTGCGGTTATGCGTCAATTGTATGAATTCAAGGACGGACACGGACAACACTGTCCCATGATTAGCGATAACCTGTTTCGCGTAGTTGAAGAACGCGGCGAAGAACTCGATGCACTCTGCGACTATAATCGCGATTATTTGATCGATTTTTTCGGATTCAAGACTTTAGAGAGGTCATATTTAATGAAGATCCATCGGAAAACGGTGGAGAGACCACAACATATGTGGTTGCGTGTGGCCATCGGTATCCACGGCGACGACATGGACTCCGTCCGCGAATCCTACGAAACCATGTCCAATAAATACATGACGCATGCCACGCCCACGCTTTTTAATGCGGGAACGCCGAGACCCCAGCTATCCTCTTGTTTCCTCTTGTCGATGGAATCCGATAGTATCGACGGGATTTACAACACACTCAAAGACTGTGCCAATATTAGCAAGTGGGCGGGCGGCATCGGGCTCCACATCCATAATATTCGGGCGCAAGGAAGTCATATCCGCGGAACGAATGGTTCCAGTAATGGCATTGTTCCCATGTTGCGCGTGTTCAATAATACCGCCAAATACGTGGATCAATGCGTTGTATCCGACACGCCGATTTTAACTCCGAGAGGTTATAAACGGATCTGCGATATTGTTGCGGGAGACGATATTATCACATGTGCCATTAATGACCCGGCTGGCTTCTCGACTTCCGAGTTTTTTTTAACGAATGACACGAACGCAATCGACGACGCGTCTGTTCCGGAACCCGAATTTCTAGGCTACAAAAAGAAAGAAATCGGCAGAGTAGACCGAATCATCATCCATGAAGTAGTGGATGCGGATATCTTGGTTATAACGAGTCGATCCAATTCCGAATTCGACTCTATTCCTCCTCTCAAAATAACGGCGCGACACCCCATTTTTGCCATTAAACGAGAGGACGCATTGGATCCTGGCGCCACGGGACAATGGATCGAAGCGGGACAATTGGAATTCGGAGACCAGTTTGTATTCAAGGCTTCTCCCAATGGAATCTACAGAACCATAACAGATATTAGTGTAGAGAAATACACCGGTGATTTGTACGACTTGGAAATCGGCCTGTCTTCTCCGAATTATCTGACTCAAACTGCTTTAGTCCATAATGGCGGTGGGAAACGCAACGGGTCTTTCGCCATTTATTTGGAACCCTGGCATGCGGATGTAGAGATGTTCTTACAAATGCGCAAGAATCACGGCGACGAAGAGTTGAAAGCGCGAGATCTGTTTTACGCACTCTGGATTCCGGATTTATTCATGCGGAGGGTAAAAGAGGGCGGGAACTGGACTCTGATGTGTCCCGATGAATGCCCTGGACTAGCCGATTGCCACGGAGAAGAGTTTGTTGCACTTTACACCAAATATGAGGCGGAAGGGCGAGGCAAGAAGACTATGCTTGCGCGGGATTTATGGTTTCAGGTCTTGGATGCCCAGATGGAAACCGGAACCCCTTATATTTTGTATAAGGACGCTTGCAA